AAAATTGATAGATACTATTAACCTACAAAACTTTGAAAACGCTCGATCGATTACACGCTCAGAAAAAAAATTTTTCCCACCCAAAAATGACTCAAAAACCTCTAAGTACTCGCACGACCAAAAGAGAAGAGTTTTCATATATCTTCATAGTACTCAAAGAACTTCTGAAGATGCTCACAGAGAACTTGACAACTCGCAGAAAACCTGTTAGGATAAATGCGAAACATCAATAAGATTATGAAAAACTTCGTTATTGCTGGTGCGATGGTTTCGACAATCGCATTTCCTTTGAGCTCTCACGCAATAGCTCAACAATACGCCACCGAATGGTCAGATAAACCGCATGGCGCAACATATTATGCAAAGGATGGCACCAGAATCCATATTACTCCTGGTCCTGGAATCGATGCCAAAATGAAAGAAGTGGAGGCACAACTTGCACAATATGCACCTCCCGCTCAAGTACAATACCACCCTCCGAGTTTCTTCCAAGGATCCAGTGGTCCTGTCGTTGTTCCACCTACTGTGATCAACAATCAACCCAACAAGTGTCGTCAAAAACGCATTAATCTTCTACTGGTGTTTGACGTTGAATCCTCCGATTGTTGATGGAGCAAGTCACTCATATTCTAGTTAGTGAGAGAGAATGCACAATCGTTGTATTTGGCAACAGAGGATCTCAGAAACATTTAAAATTTCACCAAGTTGCCTTTTACAACGCTTTAGAGTATTTACAGCAACGTATGCATAGGCAACATATTTTGTATTTTTACTGACTATATAAACTCAGTTATGTTTAACATCATGATACCCAAAGTATACGAAACAACTGTAGAATACAACGAAGATTTTGATGAATATTTTCTAACTATACCAGATGATCTAATTGGATCACTTGGATGGGAAGAAGGAAATGTAGTAGAATGGAGAGTGAACAAAGATGGTTCAGTTTCCATAGAGAAAGTTGACGATTTTTTTGACGATAGCGAAGAAAATGACTGAAGACAAGACAATACAATATAAAATCATTGGCAAAGATGGCAATGTTATTGATGATCAATCATTCAATGATTATGACAAGCTTGCCGATCACATGCTAAATTTAGCAGAAAAATGGTACAATGGACTCTATGATGCTGACGATACGTTAGAAATTTCTACATTTGATAAGACTGGAGATCTTCTTTACACAGACACAGCAACATTTGGAGAAACAATGAATGACGAATCAAATTTGGAAGACGAGCTTAAGCAACTTGCTGAGCAACAATCGGGTCGAGGATTTGGAGAAGAAACTCCAAAATCTAGAAAAAAGACTAAAAAACGCTGAAAATCGTCTAGCAAAACTTCCAGATCCATTCGTTATACTATACAGACCTCCAAACAAGGAATATGTAAAGCTTAACGAGGCTTTGGATACCTTGTTCAATCGTCTAAATAACATTGAACAACAACTAGAACCATGCCAGGAATTGCAAGACAGCAAGACACAGTAAACACTGGACATGGATGTGACGCCACTACAACAATTGCACAGGGTTCTGGCAATGTTTTAGTAAATGGAAGGGGTGCCGCGTACCAAAATGCACCTTTAACTAGTCACACAATTCCATCTGGAGCGCCTCCCGTATGTGTTGCACATACTGCCCAGGTTAACGCGGGGTACGGAAGAGTTCTCGTAAATGGGAGACCGATTGCAAGAATAGGAGATTCAGCAGATCTCGGTCAGATTTCTAGTGGATCTGGCAATGTCTTGACAAGCGGATAGAAATATTGTATACTATTGAAGTTATTGAGGTAACAAATGGCAAAATCACCAAGTTTCAACAAGTCAAGTTATGTCCCTGGAAAGCCTAAATGCACTCGTCAAGGTCGCAGTAAAAATACAAATCTTGCTGCATCCGCACGTAATGGACGCAAAAAACGCTATCGTGGTCAGGGAAGGTAAAAAATATTGATTTTTAACGCCATTTTTGGCGTTTTTTTATGGTTTGACGGGATAGCAACCCCGTAAAAAGTTCTGTTTTAATCAATTTTGAGGAAAAACAGATGGCAATTCACCAAAATCCAGATAGAGACACAAAATATATGCAAGAAATGTGGGGTACAACTAGTCTAATTACTGATTATACTCCAGATATCGGACGAACTCCGTCAAAATTTAAAAAAAATGATCCTCCAACAGATAGAATGTCTAGGCAATGTGGAGGAAAGGGTGGATTTGATGATTATGTTGAGCGTTGGCATCAATAATGGGGTATAAATAATAGAAAATAGTATATTTCTATGCCCGAAAGTAGGTCGTTTAAAGATCTTAGTATTACTTTTGATAAACATCCGATCACTGATGACCTCATGGTGGTCAAAGATTTTGTTGCAATTAAAAAATCTATACAAAATTTATTAACTACCTACCCAGGAGAACGTTTTTTCAACCCCAATATAGGCAGCAGAATTACTAGATTACTTTTTGATCCAGTTGACTTTATTAATGCTACCTCTATTCGTTCTGAAATAGAGTATACAATTGGTGCTTTTGAACCAAGAGCACTATTAAATAATGTTTCGGTTGATCCGAATTACGATGAAGATGGGTATGACATTTTAATTGATTATTCTATTATCGGATTAGAAGAAAAAACAGATAGTATCAATCTCTTTTTGGAGAGAACTAGAGGATAATGGCATACAATCAATTAACAAGTTTAGACTATTTTGATATTAAAAATGCTCTTAGAGATTATCTAAGAGCAAATTCGGATTTTTCTGATTATGATTTTGAGGGGTCAACCCTTGGTATGTTGCTAGATGTTCTAGCATACAACACATATTACACATCTTTTAATGCAAATATGCTTGTCAATGAGTCATTTCTTGACTCAGCAACATTAAGAGACAATGTTGTTTCTCTGGCAAAACAACTTGGTTATACACCAAGATCAGCAGTTGCATCTGCATGTGCAGTAAACTTAAATATTACTTTAACTGGCAATCAACTACCATCATCAGTATTTCTTAAGAGAGGAAATGCTTTTCTAACCAATGTTGATGAAACATTATACCAATATGTGTTGTTGGATGACGTACAAGCACAGGTATTACCAGATAATACCGTAAATTTTCAGAACTTAAAGATATACGAAGGCAGTTATATTTCAAACAGATACACAGTTCCTTCATATACTGGATCATATAGTATCGTATTACAGAATGCAAATATTGATACATCATCTATTCGTGTTAATGTATATGAAAGTGCTACATCTTCATCATATCAAAAATTTGTTCAATCAGATAATATTCTGAACGTCGGTGCATCTTCGCCAGTATACTTTGTTACCGAGGTGGAAGATGAAAATTATAAAGTTACTTTCGGTGACGGCGTTTTTGGCAAGAAGTTAGTTACAAATGAAGTTATTGAAATTAGTTATTTGACTACAAATGCTTCTGCTACCAATGGAGCATCTGTATTCACATACAACGGAATTATTACGGATGTAGCAGGAACTGGTTCTTTTACTACTACAGTAAATAGTGTAGTTTCTTTAACAAAATCTTTTGGTGGTGAAAGCATTGAAAGTATTGATAGTATCAAAAGAAACGCACCTGCTTCTTTCGGAGCTCAAAATCGTGCCGTTACTTCGTTAGATTACGAAGCAATTATTAGACGCATTTATCCCGCGATTGCCGATATAATTTCTTATGGAGGTGAAGAGGAAGTTCCTCCAGAATATGGAAAAGTAAAAGTGGCAATTAAACCAAGAGATATTAATTTCTTGAGTTCTTATACGAAAAATCTTATACTACAAGAACTCAAAAAATATGCAGTTGCTGCAATTACTCCTGAGATTGTAGATCCATCTATCATATTTGTTGAATTATCGTCAAGAATTTTTTACGATCAATCACAGACTAATTTAACTTCGGATCAAATAAAGCAAAAACTTATCTCAAATTTAACGAACTATATTAAATTATCTGACACAGAAAAATTTGGCGGTAAGTTTAGATATAGTAAAACAATCAGCACTATTGATTCTTCGGACAATAGTATTAAATCTAATTTAACAGATGTTTTCATGAGAAAGGATTTTTATCCTTCGTTAAATAGTAATACTTATTATGAATTTTGTTTCAATAATCCCTTTGATGATGACATTGATGTACAAACTCTGACTTCAACTGGTTTTGTTGTACAACAATATCCAAATTATATTTGTTATATTGAAGATAGAGATAAAAAAATTATATTATATAGATTAAATCCACAAACTGGGGATAAAATTATCCTAAATGCGGAGCAGGGAGAAATTGATTATGAAAAAGGAGATGTAAGATTATACAATCTCAATATTATTAAGGGTTCTTTTGCTGACAATAAAATAGAAATTCGTCTCCGCCCACAATACAACGATATCATTGCAAAACGTCAAGTATATCTTGATGTAGATATCGAAAAAAGTTCCTTTACTCTAATTCAAGAATAGAAATAAATGGCAACTAAATTAAAAAGTCTATCTGCTCTCATAGATCATCAATTACCAGATTTTATTGCATCTGAGTATCCGAAGTTTGCTGCTTTCATGCAAAAGTATTATGAGCAGCTTGAGTTGCCTGGTCAACCTATTGATTTAATTACGAATTTAACTAAGTATCGTGATATTGATACTTATACCCATGATTTATTAAATCAGCAAACGAATTTAACTCAGAATGTTTCTCCATCATCAACAACCATCTATGTTGAGAGTACTTCATCTTTTCCATCGACAAATGGATACATTCTAATAGGTGGGGAAGTAATTTTTTATAAAACAAAAACAGATACGTCTTTTTTGAATTGCTATAGAAATGTTAGTTCTACAACAAGACTTGGTGATCTGTACAATAAAATTGATTTTAAAACAGTACCTAACACCGAAGTTGGTCAAGGGTCTCAAAATTTATTAGGATTTTTAACGGGAGACATTGTTGTTAACATTAGTCACCTATTTTTATATTCATTAGTTAAAAATTTTGAAAAAGAATATCTATCATCGTTTCCAGAAGCAAACTTAAAAACGAATGCAGATAAATCTCTTCTAATTAAAAATATCAAAAGTTTTTATGCATCAAAAGGAACAGAATCTTCTGTAAAGTTTTTATTTAATTCATTAGTTCCTTATGATGGTCCAAACGAACCTACTATATATTATCCAAAAGACTCCACATATAAATCTTCAAATGGCGAATGGATTCATAATTATTCTCTTAAAGCAAAGATAGTAGGAAATGTTAGTGATATCAAGTATCTCATAGGTTCCAGAATTATCCAAAAAGAAGACCAAAATGATTCTTCTATTGGTTATGCATCTGCAATAATTGATAACATTATTGCAATAGGAGAAGATTATTATGAAATTATTCTATCTGAACAAAGTGTAGTTGGTCAATTTTCTGTAATTGCAGAAACTTATCTAACAACAAATTTGTTATCAAATGCCTCAGTAAATAAAAGAATTAATGTATATTCGACTTCTGGATGGAAGACTCCGACTGGATCTTTAATCGTAGGAACAGAAGAAGTTGCATACAAATCAAAAAATGTAAATCAATTTGTTATTTCTAGAAGAGGTTCAACACCAGGGACATATTTTGCTAATACTCCTGTTTATCAGAAATCCAATGTTAGTTTAACTTATATTGACCAGAATAATCAAGTACAATCCAGATCTCTCTTAATTCTAGGTATCTTATATAATTTAAACCAAAGTATTCCCACCCCATACTCTGTAGTTGGTGATAATCTTGAAGTATCTAATTCTGGATTTGAAAGTAAAAACCCTATCTTATTCAATAAGATAACAAATTCTATTCGATGGAATTTAAATGAAACCAATATATTTTCTTCTATTCCATCTTTATCTGAAGTTTTTGTAAATGTCTCTGCAATTTATGAGGACGATCAATATTACTATATTGCTTCATCTGGATACCCAAATCACAGCATAGGTAAAAATAACTGGAACATTACTTTTGAAGATCAAAAAAATCTAAAACTCATAAGAAAATATCCGTCAAGAACTACTGAAGTTTATGAAACTTCAACAAAAGATGTTGGGGTATTGATTAATGGAGTTCCTATTAGAGGAGTCAAAGATGAAGAAAAGATTACCTTCGGGGAAATTGAAAAATTTAATGTAACAAATAAAGGATCTGGATATCTAAACCCACCAAAAGTATTAGTTATTGATAATGCTGGTGTTAGTGGAGTAGCTGAAGGTAAAGCAGTTTTATCTGGTGATGTTGTCGATAGAATTGATGTTGTTGCTGGCGGGGCAGGATTTTTTCCACCAGTTCCGACTATTATCATTACATCTGGTAGAGGAGCAACTGCAGAACCAGTAATCACAAATGGAAGAATTACTAGTATTAGGATAACGAATCCTGGAGAATACTATACAACCCCACCAAAAGTTATTATTAGAGATTCATCGGGGAAAGGAAGATTTGCTAACTTCACTTCTGTTATTTCAGAAGAAGGTCAATTAATTGGTTTTGTTAAAACAGAAGAAGGCAAATTTTATGAAGTTTCTTCTACTACAGTAACTATAGAATCAGTTGGTTCTGGAGCTACAGCAGTTTCTGATGTAAGGACATGGACAAAAAATAGATTTGAAAAACTAAAATCTAATTTAGATGATAGTTATGGATATTATTTTTTAAATAATAATATTTCACTGGGATATGGATACAATTATGTTGCTAATCCTAAACGTCTCAGAGTAGCAATTAATGACAACTTAGATAATCTTGGAAATATTCCAAATAATTTGAGTCATTCACCGATAATAGGATTTGCATATGATGGAAATCCTATCTATGGACCATATGGATACCAGACTCCAACTAATTCGAATTCTGCCATAGTCAGAATGACTACTAGTTATAAATTGAAAGTTTCTCGTCCAGGTGGACCATCTGTTACATCATACCCACTTGGTTCATTTATTGAAGATTATGAGTATCTCCATAGATCTGGAAGTTTAGATGAAAATAATGGAAGATTTTGTGTTACTCCAGATTATCCAAATGGAACTTATGCATACTTTTTAACTATTGAATCCGATAATACTCCAAGTTATCCATATTTTATAGGAAAAAATTATTATTCTATTCCAGTAGATTCTAATTACAACAAGACAATCTCTCAAGACGATTTACCTCAAAATATTCAAAGATTGAGGACAGCAAGAACTAAAAATAATGGAGATGGAATAACAGCTTTTGTAGAAGAAGTTAAAAGTGGTTCTATATCTGGAGTAGACGTTGTTAGTTCTATACCAAATTTTTCAGTGGATGGTGCTCTAAATGTAAACTATTCTGGAACTAACGGATCAAACATTTTAGCAAAAGTATCAAGTGTTAAGGGCAAATCAGTAAACAGTTTGTTATCAACGTTTGGCATCTACAAATTTTTTGATTATTTTACTGCCACAATTGATGCAGAATTAATTTCTACTGGGGTAACTAATTATCCACTAAATGTTGCTTCATTGGGATTTTCAACTACAATCAATGCTAAGGATATTCCAGATTATAATCTCAGCACTATTGACGTTTTATTGCGAGATAATTCTATCCTAGTACTTCTACCTCCTTCATTAGATAAATGTGTTAGGATTTCAACGGAATCTCCTTGTTATCTGTATGATGGAGATATTATTACACAATCTGGAAACTCTGCTACAGGAAAAGTAGTTGGTGATGTATTCAATTCAAAAACTATTGTGTTGAAGGAAGTAACAAAACGTTTCGAGAACATCAATAGTGCTGGAACAAACACTCTTTTTGCCACTATAGAAGTAATTAATCTTGTAGTAGATAAAGTTTCTAGTTATACTGCTGGATCACAAATTTCCCAAACAAATGGAAAGCAGTCTATTATTTTATCAGTATCAAATGACAATATTAGACTAGCATCAAATACCTTTGTTTCAAATGAACCTGTTATATTTTCATCTCCTTTTTCTGGTTTAAGTACAGAAAAAATTTACTACGTAATAAATCCAACTCCAACAAGTTTCCAAGTTTCTTTGACTCCTAATGGTTCTGCAATTCTTTTACCAAACGAGTCGTCTCCTGGTGCTGTAGTTTTAAACCAAAAAGCATTGGGATTGGTTCTAGAATCAACCGAAGAAAAAAATACTTGTAAGGTTAGAGTCTTGAGAGGCAATTTTGAAGTATCCTCGGAATATTTCTTAAAACCAAATGATTTGAGAGATACTATTGGTAGTAGAATAGTACAAAAAAATCCATTAAGTTATGATATTAAAGTTTTAAGTAATACCGACAAAATTGCTATCTTAAAAACCAATGATTTACATAACGTTTCTGTTGGTGATTTAATAAACGTTGACATTAGACCAGATGATTCTAATTCCACAACCACAATTTATGTTAGAAAGAGAATTTACCAAAAATTAAAGTTAAATATTCCTTTTTATAACAAAGTATTAGTTGACAGTGGAATAGGTAGAATTATAACATTGAATAGTGGTTCAGATTATGCTTACGACTCTTCAGGAAATGCTACATATACAAATGTAGAATTAGTATTTGCAGATCAATCAAAATGTAGGGGAGAAACAGGATTAATTGTTTCTGATATATCAAGTGCAATTATTGGCAATCCTGGCAATTCTAATAATGCTAGAGCAACTATTAGAGTTACTAATGGTTTGATCACATCTGTCACGATCACTTCTAAAGGAAGATTTTACAAGAAAGGAGATATTCTTACAGTACAACCAAATTCTGCTTATAGAAATCCAGCATCTTCATCAACAAGATCTTTGCTAGTAGAAGTCGATCACGCTGGGTTATCTTCATCAAATACAAAAATTTTCTTGAACGAAGTAACTTCAATATCACAAAATGATTTGTTGCAAATAGGAACAGAAATTGTTAAAGTGGTGGCAATTTCTGCTAACGATAATTCTATTGATGTCATTAGAGCTCAAAATAATACCGAAGCCTTAGACCATATAGATTTAACGTCGATAAAATCCTATTCTCCAAAATATTTACTGAATTTTAACTATCAAATAGGATCTACATCATCAGATCCAGTTGTATCATCATACAATTCAGAATCAAGAGAGTTAGAGATAACATTTGATTCTAATAATACTCTAACAACCATAAATCCTCTAAATTCGTCCAGCTTTTTCTATGATCAAAATACTCCTAGGAAAATAGTTAGCGTAACAGATATTTTAGAGTCTCCTCAATATAAATTTGAATTTTCTTATGATAATATTAATTGGGTAAAGAATCCAATCATCCCAGTACAAAAATATTACAAATATAAATTTGATACTTCACATCCATCTTTATCTGGGAGTTTTCTAGAATTTTCACCAAGCGGAAATTATAATATTATTACTACAGAAATTGAAAAGAGTTCTAATTTACCTGGATTTGCAAATTCTTTCACTACATTAAAAATAGGATTTGGTGCTAATATTTCCTCCAATAATTTTATCGATAAGAAAAATACAGAATTTACAAACTATTATTATTTTGATAAATCTAATACTATAAATTCCGAGAAATCTTACTTAAAATTAATAGAAGATCCTCTTCAAGGAGAACATCAAGTTTTTTACACTACTCCTTTTGAAATGGTCTATGAGGTATCAAATTACCCTCAACATTCTGGAACAGGCACAATAAAATATACAACTACTTCAAAAAATGCTATTGGAGAGATAGATTCAGTTAAAATTATAAATTCTGGATCTGATATGATTAAACTTCCAGTTGTTTCTGGCGTTGAACCATCCACATCTAATCAGTGTAAGGTAGAAGTTTCTTGGAATCAAGATACAGGTAGTATTATTGGCATTGAAATTATCAATCCTGGATCTGGATACTCCAAACCCAAAGCAGTATTATCTGCTGGCAATGGAATAAATTATGCCTTTGATGTTAGAAAAAATATCGATGGTAGTATTGCTGCCGTAATTTTATTGAATGGTGGATCTAATTTTACTATCAAACCAGAAATATCAATTATAGAGACTGATGTGAAGTTGTATTTCTATAGTAAAGAAATAGGCATTCCAACTAAAATTTCTGTAATAGATAATGGTAAGGGATTTAATAGTGATTACACAACTAAACGAAGAATTAACACAAGTAAAATCTTAGTTTTAAAAGATTTCCCAGAAAATGCGTTCTTTGAAAATGAAATTGTAGAGCAATATGATGGTACAACTAAAATAGCTAGTGGATACGTCACAAAAAATGGATGGAGAGAAGGTAGCAACATTCTACGATTGAATAGAATTCAAGGAGAATTTAAAAACAATCTACAAATCATTGGTAAATCACAAAATAAAACTGCTATTGTATTGTCTTCATTTATTGGAGAATTTGAATATGATGTTAAATCATATTATGATAATTTAGGATATTATGCTTCTGATCGTTCAAAAATTAGTTCTTCATCGCAGAAATTAACAGATTCATATTTTTATCAAGACTATTCATATGTTATTAAATCTCGATCACCCATAGACATATGGAGAAGATTGATAAAATCTTCTACCCACCCAGCAGGATTTAAATTATTTGGTGAAGTATCAATTGATTCTATAGGTGTTGCTAAAATTAGTAGCATACAACCAAAAATTGATAATATTTCAACCATTCAACTTTGGGATCCCGAAAAAAATAAAATTACTGTAGAAAAATCATACAGAACTATTACCAATGTTGTCTTAACTTCTTCTTTTGTAGATAAACAAAGAGGTAAAGGATCTCTATTTGTAAATACTTTTGATGATT